TCTTTTCGGTGGTGGTAACTTACACCCGTGGAATCCCACGGTTACGACAGGTAAAAATGGTATTCTTTTCGCCCCAGAAGTTACATCGGGACGTACGTATTATTATGACCTTTTTGTCGAAGTCATAACATCCGTGGGTGGTAAGTTGATAGAAGTTCGAACAAACAATCCAGCTGTTGATAATTTCTCCGCAACACAATTGGCAACGTTTACTCATTAAATTTACTACGAGGGAGTACCCCGCGGTAGATTCAACATTTATGCCCTGATGGAATCAGAGATGGCTAGTGCGACTACGCCAACAATGAAAGCCATGATGACGTAATTCATTTCAGTTTCTTCACGACCGACCTGAGGCTTTACAGGTTCGGCCTTGGCCTCGGCGACAACTTCTTGCTGTCGAACGGGAGGCTCGAGCTCCTCAAGCGGACAATACGCTATCATTTATATATATTTAGAGATTAATTTCGGTCTTCTTCTTTCGACGAGTTCTTTTGGGTTTGGCTCCACCAACATTAACTTCTTTGACTTCGCCACCTGTAGAATCTCCTGATACCGAAATGATATCAGAGAGATCATCCTCATCTTCCATGATGGGTTCAATCGAATTTGATTGTCCCATGGTGGTGTTCATAGGTGGTGGCGGGGGCATCATGATATTACCCATCAAATTCGAAATGTCCATACCCGGTCCCTGCATTTCGTATTGTCCTGTACCTCCTACGGGTGCGTCCACAGAGGGACCTCCAGGTGTGCGTGTGGTATTCTGTACCGCCGACATCATATTCTTAACCAGGTCCGGGTTTTGCTTGATGACATCGTTCATATTTGGCATCACCGATTTGAACATACTATTGGTCAAATGGAACATCATCGCAGAGCCACCGAGCATCATAATCAGCTTGACCTCTGGTGCGACGTTGACCTTTGAGCGGTACTTCACATACAGCTCTTCAAACACCGAATCGTAGTCATCCACGTTCTCCATTACAGATTCAGACCAACCCTCAAGTTGAACCTCGAAGGGGTTGTATCTCTTGTTAAGAAACTCAAGCCCTGTTACACATGCGATGAGCATACGCCTCGAAAACCGAACAGATTGTTCTACATCTATGCTATACGTGATACGCTTAACCTCCGATCTGAGTTCATCAATCCCCGAGTATGCATTCAGTCGTTTGTTCACAGCGAAACCCTTCTTTTCTAACCGTCCTAGTTTATTAACAAGGTCCGCCTTTTCCTCGTCGATTGATGTATACCCCTTGGAAGGTTGTTCCGCCTGTTCACCTGGACCCGGCCCCATAGGTTCATCATCAAACATCATCGGTTCATCTTCACCGTAATCAATCTCTTCATCTTCCCTATTCTGAACTGGAACACTCTGTTTGTTGGGATTCACAAAAGCATCCATCGCTTCTTGGTGTTGAGCAGTTCCAGGTCTTTGCATGGGTCGTGTGGTGGGTCTGGGTGTTGGTCGAGGAGCGGAAATTTGAATCTCATCCATGAGTGCCTGCTCATCAGCATCTAATTTCATCACATTCGTTTGACCCCTGTCGAGTACGATTTCTTCGTCCATCTACTCTCTATGTAGAAACTAAGAAAATGTCTTTAACGCACTTCAAAAATTATATATGTCTATTATAAATGTTCAAACTCAATCTCAACCGCGCCGATCGTAACGCTCTCGTGGCAATGACCGTGTTGATAATTCTCATCACCATTCTTGGTTTCATGAATGTACGAAGCTCTAACTACCAACCCAGGCCAATTACTATTACACCCGTCAGTGAGGAGTCTCTTTTTGACCTCGAGTCTGATGTTGAGTGTGTTGCTGGTGGGGGTAAAAAGGATAGCCCTTACTCAGTTGGTCTCACTCCAGGTGGTCTCTGTGGTGCACAGGAATTAGTCGGTGCCCACGCTGGTTATGGGATCGCCGACGGAATCGGTGGATCTTTAATCTAAGCTATTTATAAAGATGGCCCTGATTACATCGCCAACGGAAATGATTCCCGACCTTAATTATGAATATCACACCATCACTATTGATAGTATGGGTCAGGATAATGCAAATACTTTTACTTGTCATCTTCAACAACCCTTGAAGAATGTGGTTCAGGCCAGACTCGTAGGTGCGCGCATCAATACAACTACAGCCACCGAACATTGTTACATATCTATAAGTGAACTTGACTCCATTTTCTCTGACAGGGCCTCCAATGTTCTCACAGGTCAATCATCTTTGAGTATTCTTCGTAACTCATTCGCCAGTCTCGTCACTGCCGATGATACAGGTATAATAAGTTTTAAAAATGAATACCCCGTTGCAACACAATACGTAAACCCAATTCGTTCTATCGATAGATTTACTGTAAATATACGGGATCAGGACGCAAATCTTGTGACTCCCCCAAACCCCGCCGAAAATAACTTTTTGGTCTTTCGTTTCGTTTGTAGAAATCCCAACCTGTAATTTTTCTCCCCTTAAATTAGTATTACCATGTCTGCCGGTGTTGTTCAATTGATTGCCATAGGAGCCCAGGATAAATTTATCGTGGGTGATCCTCAAATATCTTTCTTCAGTTCAACATTCAAACGCCATGCTAATTTTTCACAATCCGTTGAAAAACAAACCATCCACGGAGCGGTGAAAAACAATTCTATGTCCAGTGTTCAGTTCGAGAGATCGGGTGATCTTCTCAATTACGTATATTTTACGATGGATAACAATACAGAGGCTCTTGACACCCAAAGATGGGACCACATTGTCGAGAAGGTTGAACTTTTGATTGGTGGTTCTGTTATAGACACCCAAGATGCTGTGTTCACTGAGAATATTGCTGTCGATACGTTCGCCCAAAACGTTTCTAAGAGTGCACAAGGTACCCACCCGGGTATTTCTGCACGCTCATTCTTTTATCCTCTTCGTTTCTTTTTTTGTGAGTCACCACAATCTTCTTTGCCACTCGTAGCTTTAAACTATCATAACGTGGAGCTTCGCATCTATTGGGGTTCTGCCGCTACTAATAAAAATATTGAAGCTTTCGCAAATTACATTTATTTAGATAACGAAGAACGTGGTCAGATTATTTCACGTAAACATGATATGTTGATAACACAGGTTCAAAAGAATGTCGCTTCTGGAACGACCGTTCAAGAACTTACGTTTAATCATCCTGTGAAGTACCTAGCCTCTTCTAATACAACAACCGATAGCGCACTCACTTCGGCAACGAACAAAGTGAAACTAAATATAAACGGGGTTGATTTAAGCAATTATAAATGGGGTAAACCACATTTTATTGATGTGATGCATTATTATCACACAAACTTCGTGGCATCCCCAGATTTCTTCTTGTATCCATTTTGCTTATCCACAAGTTCACACCAGCCCACTGGTACACTGAATTTCAGTCGTATCACTTCAGCGAAGATTATGAGTGAATCTATTGATATCCTTGACCCTATATACGCAGTAAACTATAATATATTACGAGTTGAAAATGGAATGGCAGCATTGCTTTACGCAAATTAAAAATACCATTATATATTAAATGGTCAAGAACTTGCCTACGGTGGAGCGGTCCACCAAAATCAGGTTCGGAAGAAATTGTACCAACGACCAGGCAGAAAACACGGTCGTGTTCAATGCAAGTAACGTTGAAATTGATGCTGCATTTGAAAATTCTATCTACATGACCCCCCTGCGTTTACGAACAGATCTTTCAGATAGAAATATAACTGTATTGGCATATAATCGAGTGACTAAGGAAATTATGGACTCCGATGCCATCGCAGAGGATATTCTTAATTTCACTCTCGAGGCAGCTGTACAGAACGGAAATGTGACGGCAAATATAGTTTCATTTAATAATACCGCGACAGGTTTTACAACCCTTTCAAATGTGGGTATTGCAAACACTGCACCGGTGGATACTCTTTCCGTGGGTTCAAAAGTTTTCGTAAATCAATCTGCGACGGACACACTTCGAGTTCTGGGAAACACATACATTCAAAATAGTTTGGTGGTTGATGGAGACGCGACATTTAATGGTCTCGTCACAACTTTACATTCCAATAACACGACCATAACGGATGCTCTCATAGAGTTGGGAAAAGATAATACTGGGAGTGATTCAACTTTGGATCTTGGTCTTCTTTTAAATCGCCCCGGTTCAAATGTGGGGATTGGGTTTCGGGAAAATTCAAAAGAATTTGCTATCGGGTACACAACTTCGAGTGCGACGGGTCATACCATTACCCCTCTTACGAGTGAAGATATAAACGTACACGTGTACGGTCAATTATTTACACAATCAAACGTGGGTATCATAAATACATCCCCCATACACACTTTAGACGTGGGTTCGAATCTTTTCGTGGACGAATTCGGTTCAAATATTTTGAATGTTATTGGAAATACAGATATTTCTGGGGATTTGAGTATCGGTGGAAACACTTTAATTGATAGCAAGATAGGTGTAAAAACCGATACACCAGATGCCGAGTTACACGTCGTGGGAAATGCGTACGTGAGTTCCAATCTTACGATCGATACAAATACATTACACGTGGATTCTACAACGAATCGAATCGGTATAAAACAATTGTATCCAACAAAAGAACTTGACGTGAATGGAACTATAGCCGCCACTCGGCGTGTTGATAATTCTGGGTATGATCGTATACTCGTAGGTACAGATACGGGTGCTACCATTCACCCAAGTTCAAATGCGCATCTCGTTTCTTTGGGGTACAGAGCTGGTTATGACCGTCAACAATCCAACTCTGTGGCGATTGGTTATCAAGCGGGTAGTGTCACACAAGCAGAGTCTTCCATTGCCATCGGTGAAAGATCTGGTGAAACTGGGCAAGGTGTAAGTTCTATCGCTATAGGTGAAAAGGCAGCTTTTCAAAATCAAGCCGCATCCTCCATTGCGATTGGTGAAAACGCCGGTGGTCAGGATCAAGCGGGTAATTCAATCGCTTTAGGTAAGGATGCTGGTAGTCAAAACCAAGGTCAGAAATCCATCGCTATTGGCGATGGTGCGGGTAAGTTTAACCAAGGTGAAGGTGCCATAGCTATAGGGTACTACGCGGGTTACCCAACGGGTCAAGCAGCTGGATCTGTTATCATAAATGGTGGTACAGATGGTGGGGGTTTCAATAATACCACCACACAAAACGCACTTTTCATAAACCCAGTAAGAAATGTGAACAACTCAAACATTCTGATGTATAACGCAGTTTCAAAGGAATTTACATATGGAACGACCATACACAATACTGTTAATGTTTCTAATAACTTTACAGTTGATACGGATACGTTATTTGTTGATTCAACAACTAAAAAAATTGGGATAAATGATGCCACACCCGATGCCAATCTCCATGTAGTTGGTAACACGTATATATCTTCAAATCTTACCGTCGACAACAACACTTTACATGTAGATACGGTAAAACATTTTGTTGGTATTGAAACAAATTATCCCGATGCTACTCTTCATTTGATGGGTAATGCCTATATTTCCGAAGATCTTACCGTCGATACAGATACTTTCCATGTCGACTCTGCGACTAATTCGGTAGGTATTGAGAATAAAACACCACAAGCCAATCTTCACGTTGTGGGTAATGTCTATGTGTCGTCAAACTTAACCGTGGATACGGATACACTCCACGTGGATACGACGACACATAGTGTCGGAATTGAGACAAAGACACCCGACGCAAATCTTCATGTGTCGGGTAATACATACATATCGAATGACCTCGCGGTTGGTACAAACTTTACAGTCGACACAGATACACTTTATGTTGATTCCGGAACAAATTCGGTAGGTATTGAAACAAATTCACCCGACGCTAATTTACACGTGGTCGGTAACGTTTATGTGTCATCTAATTTAACGGTGGATACAGACACTTTACACGTGGACACGACGACACATAGTGTTGGAGTCGAGACCAAATTCCCCGATGCTAATCTTCACGTTTCCGGTAATGCTTATGTATCGTCAACTGATAGCTCTACTTCTAAAACGAGTGGTGCTTTAATAATCGGTGGTGGTTTAGGTATAGTGGGTAATATTCATGGGACGCACGCCAATCTAGAAGATGTAGAAGCGGATAGTATTAATGTCACCGATACAACAGCGACCTCTTCTAAAACAACCGGTGCACTCAAGGTTGTCGGTGGTTTAGGTGTTGCTGGTAATATTCATGCGACACATGTTAATTTTGAGGATGTAGAAGCAGATAGTGTCAATGTGACCGACTCAACCGTATCTTCTTCTAAAACAACTGGTGCTCTCAAAATCACGGGTGGTGTAGGTATATCTGGGGCGTTATTTGGTTCTACAGCTGAGCTAGATGGTATTACTAAGGTGACTAACAGTACGGTCACTTCGAGTAAAACCACCGGTGCTCTCATAGTCACCGGTGGTATAGGTATAACTGGTGCTATACATGGAAGTGCGGTGAATTTTGAAGCAGCTGAACTTGACAGTCTTCATGTAACCAACACAACTTCCACAACTTCTAAAGCTACTGGCGCTGTGCGTCTAACCGGTGGTTTAGGTGTTGCTGGTAATATTCACGCGACACATGTTAATTTTGAAGATGTCGTGGCTGATAGTTTGACAATAGAAGATACAACCTTATCCACATCTAAAACCACCGGATCGGTAATCGTAGCGGGTGGTATCGGTGTCACGGATAACGTATACGCATCTAGGTTTGTGGGTGATGGCGGACTTCTTTCAAATATCGCAACAAATTTACAATCTATTTCGGAAAATGGAAATACAACTTCAAATATTATTCAATTCACTGGAACAGAAACAAGTTTTGTTTCTAGTGGAAAGATTGGTGTTAAAACGGCAGCACCTGCAGCTGATTTAGAGGTCACGGGAAATGCACATATTTCTTCAGATGTAACTCTCGGTAGTAATATCTCTATAGCTGGTCTTTCAGTGAATAAGTTTCCCATCGTCGGTACAAATAATTTCTTAGAAGATTCGATCATACGTAAATCGAGTGATGATATTGTCATCACCGGTGGTTTGCAGGTTACTGGTGATATTATTCAAAATGGAAATGTGTTCGTCGTTAACTCTAATAATACTGTCATCCAAGACCGTATTCTCACCCTCGCGAATAATAATACACAAACTGCCCTCGATGTAGGAATACTCATGGAGTATCCCGGGCATAACATCGCCATCGCACATCACGGTAATGAAACACCTGAACGTCTTTCCATCGGGTATACACAAAATAGTTTTGTAGATACAGTTATTAACCCTGATAGTAACAACGTAACCCTAGATGTTTTGGGAAATCTTCAAGTTCAAAATAATTTTACAGTAGATACGAGTACTTTCCATGTAGATTCGGTTACCAATCGTGTGGGTGTACTTACGGCAGCTCCTGCGTATACACTAGATGTTCACGGAAACTCGAATGTGGCTGTCGCACGCTCCAAATCTTCGGTGGTAACGGATGCTACTGCTGCGACGAGTAAAACATCTGGCGCCGTT